ACATCTTACAAGGTGGCATTATGTTTGTTTCTAACTTGTATGATGTCCGTATTTTCAGCGGTAATATTGCCACCAACTTGGCTACAAGTTTTGACAACTTAACAACAAATAATTTTAGTTCAGCACTAAATAAAGATAGCCTAAAAAATCAATTAAAAGATAATCCATTAGAAGCAGCATTTTTCGATTATAAATATCATTTAATCGCTGAAACGTTTATGTATGTTTACGATATACGTATTAGTGGTTGGACAAAGTATTTTATAAAGACAACAAGCTACACTCCTACTTATTGGCGGTTTTTTGAGATCGAGCAAACTTTATATATATCACAAAAAAATGCAGGTATCGTTGAGCAAATGTACAACGCTTTGACCTATCGTGGGGAAGAATTAACAGCATTTTTTGAAACGCCTGAAATAGCGGTTGGGACAGAACAAAAATTTTATAAAAATTTATATATATATTATGATAAATCGGGGAGCAACACATTAACAGCCTTAGCGACAGTTGATAGCACAAAAACAGTAACTGCTACCATTACATATGATGGGGCGTATTATGATTTTGATTACTTTGACGAGGATTATTACGAAACAACAGAAGACGAAGAAGATTACAAAGTGGTATACATAAATAAATACGCAAATTGGATGCGGTTTAAGATAAGCACACAAACACAAGCCATCATTAAAGGCTGGAAGTTGGAGGGTAGAATTGTTGGAAGTTAAACAAAAAGATTTATCCCTTAATGAGCTTATGGACCAAGCAGAATGCATCATAGCAACTGGCGAACCGGTAGAAATGCCATTAACTCATAGCTTTACCGATGGTATGTATATTCGGGAAATATTTATGCCGGCAGGAACAATTTTGACTAGCAAAATACACAAAACGAACCACCCATTCGTAGTAAGTAAGGGAAAGTGTATCGTTTACGATGGCAATAAACTCGAAACTATAAACGCACCACACACAGGAATAACAGAACCAAATACGAGGCGTTTATTATATATAGAAGAAGATACAATTTGGACTACATTTCATATAACGGATAAAACTAATGTCGATGAGATTGAAAAAGAAATAATTGAGGAGCGTGATAATAAAATGTTAGATAAACAGTTATTTGATAAATTTAACAAAATAAACAGGCAAAACAATACATTTATGAGTAAAAAGGAGGCTTTAAAATGAGTTGGTCATCAATAGCAGCAGCAGCGATAGGGGCAATAGCAACATCATATGCAGGTTCGCAACAACAAAAAGCATTGGAACAACAAACAGCAGCGCAAGTTGGGCTAAGTCAAGAACAGTTGGCACAACAAAAGGAATTGGCTATGCAACAGTTTGCAAAAGAATTGGGAATATTAAGTGGAACACAAGCAGGGCAAGAAGAAGCTTTAGCGAGAGCTAAAGAAAGGGAAGCTACTGGTATATCACAATTTTTAGAGGCTACCGAAGGTTCTCCAAAAGAAATTAGTCGTTTGCAACAAATTATTAGTGAACAAAGATTGCCAGAACAGCAACAAGCAATTAAACGAGGCCAATTAGCTTTACAACAAGCAGGAGTTAGAGGCCCAGAGGCAGGACAGCAAACAGCAATGCTTGCAGGTCGTCTAGGGCGTGAACTTGGCTTTGATGTTGAAAAACTAGCATTAGAGGAAGCTATGAGAAGACAAAGGTCAAGAGAACAGCTTGCTGGAGCGCAAGCATTAGCTGCACAAGCAGCAGCCCTAAGACCCGTTCAAAAAATTGACGAAACAAAAATACAAAATACAATAGAGGCACAAAAAGGTAATTTAGCAACGGATGCCGAAAAAGAAGCTTTGAAAGCGTACTATTCAGTCTGGGGTGAAAAAAAAGATTTTAGTGGAAATTATTATAAAACGACTCAAGACGAAGAACTTATAAAACATATGAAGGAGATCGGTAAATATGGTGTCTAAAAATAAATTAAATATGGCTCCATTACCAACAAGGCCAACGAAAGAACAAATGACAGCAGAGCTACTAGCAAGCGGTCAGCCAATACAGCCAATGCAACCACAACAACCCAGCCCAGTTGATAATATTATTGGGGCCTTAGGGGAAGGTGCCAAAGGGTTACTGCAAGGCTTTGGGGATTTTGTAAACACGCAGAAAGCTACCCCAGAAGGGCGTCTATTACTTAACAACATGCTTGCAGGTGTAACGGTTGCTTTAGGTGCAGACCCAGCCATTGGTGCTAACATTGTACAGCAAGGACAAGAACAGTTTAGACTTGGGCTAGCTAAACAAGAAAAAGAAAGTCAACGTGAGTTTGAATTAGAAAGATTAGGCCTACAGCAAGACGCTGCATTATTAAAAGCACAAAGAGAGCGTGATCAAGAATTAATAGATGAACAACGCAAAAGACAACAGAGAATAGAAGATGCATTGTTTCTAGATTTAAAGAAAAAAGAGCAAGATCCCAAAGAGGCTAGATTTAAAGCTAGGAAGCAAGCGTCACATGAATTGCTAACTAAGTTTGAAAACAAAAAAAACCCATACTATGAAAACACTAAAAAGCTTATAAGAGACCAAAAGGTACCTTATTTGTTCAAATCAGATGAGTATAAACAGATAGAGCAAGCACAGCGTGACTTTGTTAATGCTGTACTGCGTGAAGAGTCTGGCGCAGCAATTGCAGAGTCAGAATTTGAAAATGCAATAAAACAATATTTTCCACAGCCTGGCGATACTGCTGAAGTGGTAAGGCAAAAGCAAATAAACAGACAACAACAATTTGAAAAGATAAATAATGAAGAGCCAAAATTAACAGGCGGTTTTACATTTCTTGGAGTTGAGTAATGCCAATTTATAAAGTACAAGCCCCTGATGGCAGAATAATGAAAATACAAGGTGATTCGCCACCGTCACAAGCTATTGTTGAAGAATATTACAAAAACTTACCTCCAATAGATACTACGGAAGAAGCAACACAAGAACCAACATTAATGGAAAAGATACGTGGCATCCCTTTAAAAGATATTATAAAAGAAACGCCAAAACAAGTGGCTACAGACATAGCAAGATTAGCACCTATTGCAGCAGCCTTAACACCTATGGGATTAGCAGGACAAGCTGGGGTTACTGCGGTTAGTCGTGCAGGTAGAGGGTTATTAGAAGGCGAAGAAGCACCCGAGGCAATCAAAAAAGGAGCTATAAGTGGTACTGTTGAAGCAGGTATTGGCAAAGGTTTAAAACTTGCAAAGCCAGTGGCCAAAGCATTAGAAAAGCCAGCAAAAGAAACCGCAGCGTTTGTTGGTAATATTCTTAGCTCAGTACCTAGGGAATCAATAGAAAAAGCGTTAAGCAATCCAAGAATATTAAAAACCAAAGATACATATACGGATTTAGGTAAAAAAGCAAAAGAGGGACTGCAAAAGTTATTAAGAGAATCAGGCACACGAAAAAAACAAGAAACGAGAATTTTAAAACAATCTGAAAAGCAATTTGATCTATCAACGTTTGTAAATCGTCAAAAACAACTGCTAGAAAAAAAGGCAGGACAACAAAGCGTATACACGCCACAAGAAAAAGTAGATATAAATTCAATATTGGATAATGTAAAAAGAGAGCGTAGCCCAGAGGGATTACGAGAAATTATGGACCAGATTGACAATACAAGCCAATTATATAGAGACCCTGCAACAGTTTCGAAGAGAACCTCAAAAGGCGACAAAAAATTAAAAGAAATAAGCAACAAAATTAGATCGCAATTAAAAACTGAGGTTGAGGGAGTTTCTGAGCTAAGAGAGCAAACAAAAGAGGTTCTTGAAATTAAGGAAATACTTGGTAAAAAATTAGCAAAAAACAAAGACGCTTCAAAGCTTTTAAAAAGACAACAAGATGATGTTACACAAGAAGCATTGCAAAAATTAGATGACCTGTTACCCGAAAAAGATAAATTCTTAAATAAGTCAGAAAACATAAAAATTAAAGAGCAGTTTAGCAAGATTTTTCCTGGCCAAGGCGGTGGCTCAGGTGGTGCCGAGGGCGTAGCGAATTTATTGCGACTTGCATTATCAGGAGCAATAGGGGCAAAAACAGGAGCTGTAACAGGGGGTTTGTCCTTGGCTGCATCAAGCCCATTAATCCAAAAAGCAGCTATCGGAACCTTACCAACAGCAGGAAAA